TGTTCTATTTGATCGGCTACTTTATCGTCTAATACATCTAGTTTTGTTTCCATGCCGTCTATGATTCTATTAATAAGTTTCCATATAAAGAAACCAAGACCTAGTGCTGCTGCTATAGGAAAGCCAACTTCATTAATAAATGTGACTGCTTGATCCATTAGTCTTGTTTATGTGACGCTCCAAAGTAAAAACTAATAACCGCACTGGCTAAACCACCCAAATACCCAAGAACAAGATTTATTAAAGCTTCGCTATTTTGTTCTGGAGGCTGAAGCGTAACTAAAAATATATACGCTAAAAAACCACCTACCGTAGCTATACCCATTATTCTAGCCGTCCAGTCTTTGCCAAACTTACCTCTTGCGTCTTGTTTATCGGCTGTTTCTAATTTAAAAACATCTACTTCAAGTTCTTTCATTTGTACTTCAAATGCTTGTTCTGCTTTTTTAAGTTCAAGCATTTGTTCTGGGGTTGCAGATTCTATAGCTTTTTCTATTGATTTAGAATCGTTTTTACAACCTAAAACTTCTGAAATCATATTTGCAGCCATGCCACCCATTGGACCACCTAAGGCGGTTCCTAGTGTAGGAGCTACCGCACCTACTACATTTTTTAATAAACTACCTATTTCCATTACACCTCCTCAGGATTAAATTTACCTAGTTCAATTAGTCGTGTTCTGTTAGCGTCGTGAACTGCTGCAATAACCTCTTTGCTTTGTCCAAAATAAGCTACGGCATGAAAATTATCTACCATTGCTTGATTAATATTGCAACCGTCTACTACAACATCACCCAACACTCTACCAAACTTACCTCTTGAATCTTTTAGTTTTGTTTGTATAACAACTTTATCGCCGTTATCGATGGCTTCTTTTAAGAAAGCCGAAGCCATTTTTCCTCTAGCTTTCTCATCCAAGTTACGGGTACGTGACTCGGGAGTATCAATACCATATAAACGAACACGAGACTTATACA